TAAATCTTTTAATATAAAATAAACTTTTTCTTTAAATCTTTTTGTAAATTCGTCTGAGTTGATGTTTATTGGTTTTCCTTCATCACTAGAAAATAAAGAAAGTTGGTCGTCATTTTCAACCAACATTAATTCTTTAATTCTATTTATATTTTCTTGTAAATTTTCCATTATACAAATTGGTATTTTTCTAATTCTATTTCTTCAGATTCTTCATAATAATGTTGGTGATAAAGTGATATTGTTTTTTCATTAAAATCAATTACAATTCTTCCGTCAGCCCCTTCATTATTTTCCCAACCACTGTGATAAACATCTATTATTTCATAACCTAAATATTCAATATCTCTTGGAATGTCTATTGGTTCATCAAATTGTCCACTATCACCTCCTCCATTATAAACTAATTCAAATACGCCACCATCTCCTTCATTTTTATATTCTTCAATAAAATTAGGATCTCTTAATTTTTTCAAATATGTGAATTTTTGCCATGGATATTGTGGTTGTGTACTAGCCCACTCATCAAAAGTTTTCATGTATTCACTATCTTGTGAGTGTCTTACATATTTTTCAACTCTAGTGGTAAAAGTCATTGTTTCTCCATCATAATTTACATATAAATAACCATTCCCTGTACAATCATCACAAGACAATTCATCAACTAAGTCATCTTCAGAATTTTTTGCAACTTTTTCAGCCATATCACATATGATATCAAAACCAGGATCTCTATCTATTTGATTAATTTCGTTTTTTCTATCCCATCCATTATCTCCCGCAGGTAATGGTCCATTTAATTGATCCATCTCTAATCCATAGTCGGAATAACAATATACACTCCATTCTATTCCATCGCCAAATACTGCAGCAATATAACCATTTGGTCTTACTAATTTTTCTTTTTGTTCGTCAGTTAATTTTATTGTTTTCATTCAATTTAAAAATTTAATTCTGCTAATTCTACTTCATAAGAAGATTTTTTATTTTCTGTGTGTTCCATTAAAATAAAACCGTCTTTAAAATCTACTGTAATCCAACCACTACCACCATCACCTTCTAAATGATATCCACTTTCATATGTTTGAATCATTATATAAGCTAAATCTTCAATTATACTTGGTGTTTTTGAAATTCCAACATTACTCAAACAATCTCCGTCAACATACTCATTCCAATTTGATCCTTCGTATGATACTTTAAATATTGCTCCTTCTTCTTTCCATAATTCAAACTGATATGGATCATTACCTTGATTATTTTTTGAGTAAATCTCAATTATATCTGAAATGTTTTCTTCATAGTTTCTTTCTTCATTATCATAAAAATCATAAGCCATCTCAATTACCAACTTATTTCTTTCAGGGTATAATGTAAAATATAACCAACCTGTTTCTGTAAGATCGTCTGCATGTATTTCGTCAATATAATCCCATAATAAATCAGTAGTTATATAGTGTTTAATTATGTATTCAAAATAATTTTTAACTAAACCTTCCATATTAACACCTTGTCCGCCACCATAAAATACTAGTTTGTCCCAAAATATTGCGTCAGTTAAATAAAAATCACATTCATATACCCAACTATTGGTGTCAGAATATGCTTGAAGTAATAAACAATACTTTCTAAATTCAGCTCTTACTTTATCTGTAAAATCTTTTTGTAGTGTACTTTCTAATGAACTCATATTAATAAATACTTCTAATCTTCAAACTCTAACTTTTGAGTTTTAGTTGCCCATACAGGACGTTGTTTATTTTCAACAATCATGAACCATTCTTTCGCAGATGGTATGTATCCATCACAATCTTCTCTTACGTGTTGTTCTCCAACATAACGAGTATAAACGGTTTTACCGTCACTATTTTTAAATTCGGGACCAAACCTTTGTTCCATCTCAAATATCCCCTCTGAGTGATGTCTCCACATTCTATGATATGAATGCCCATACCAGCTCTTCGTTTCATCCAACCAATTATGTAAATGGATATAATCTTCCCAAATTCCGCCAAACTTTTTGGCAGAACTTTTTGCATGTAAAATTGGATGCGCCATAATATTTTTTGATTTAATTATAAGTTTTTTTCTTCTAAAGGTAAATTTTTATATTCATCTTCAGCATAACAAGTTAGATAAGTTGATATTGGAATAACTTTTAATTTATCTTCATATATTTCATTTTCTAATGATACTATATACCAAGCGTATTCATCATAACCTTCTTCTTTCCAAACAAACATCTTATCTTCTCCATCATTGGTAAACTCAGTTATAATGATGTTGATACCTGCAACCGTCATTGTTCCCTCACCTAAAACTTTACCAACTTCCATGTAATATTTGAAAGTATATTCTTCATAAATTTCCTCTTCATCATTCCATGAAGTCACCTCATCTTGGAATGTTGTTTCAAACTCTTGATTTTCAAATAAACCTTTAAGAATGTTTTTTATTTTGATATTTTCTTCTTTTTTCATTTTACCGGTAATACAAAATTTAAAAATGCTCTTATTGTTTTCATCTTTTTTTGTCTATCAGCATCAAACCCTCTATTACCTCTGAAATCATCAGTATTAAGTTTTTCAGCATCTTCTAACATATTAAGCAATCTCCACTCCATATCTTTTCTACTCATATAACTTGATAAACCATATCTTGGAAAATCCACAAAATGAACTTCTTTCCAACTAAGTGGTGGTAAGTCGTCATCATCGGGATCAAAAAAAGTAGATCTTGGTAATGTTTTTTCTTCAACTTTATGTCTTCTTAAAAGAAAGTTTATAAGTTTTCTATCAATATCTTCGTGTTTTTTTGATAGGTCACCCTTTTCTTCTTCAGTTAAAAAAATTCTTTTCATAACAATAAATACTTAGTCATTTAAAACAGGAAACTCATCAATCATTTCGTTTAACGTAAAACTTACTGGAATGTTTTCTTCCGCAATTACTCTAAAAAAGTCTTTTGATTTTTTTTCCGTTATCAAATTTACAAAAAATTTTGATAACTCTGACTGAAATTCTTTGTGATGATATTGGACTCCTGTTATTTCTTCAATTTTACCCCACACTAAAGTAATTTTAACACGACCAACTCTTCCAATATCTATTTTATTACTTCTTGTTTGTGATTCAGGTAAGTCGTGAAGTAAAATTTGTTTTTCTTTTGGGTAATAACTTACCTCATAAAACTCTTTAATATATGTTTTAATCGCATCGGATATTGGCATATCAATAAATAGTTTACATTTCAGTCACGACCTTGATCACACCATCCACATATGTTACAGTTAATGGTTCATCTCTTTCACTCAATAGATTTAAAATGTCGTTATCCAATTCCAACTTATCAGGAGTCATTACCACTTTATGTCTTTTGGTCATTGATGTTTTTGGTTTTTGAAACAAATTTATTTGTTCTTCATTTTGACATTCAACAAACGTTGGGAATAATTCTCCTACGGTTATAATTGCTTTATCCCCAACTTTTACGTCCTCATCTATTGTAAGATATGGTTCATTTTGAACCACAAATATTTTAAATGTTTGTTCCATTAATTTTTAAAATTTAATAAAGTTTCAACCTCTTGATTTTTTGTTTCAACAATAGGTCCCCACTCTCCTTTATAAGTAATACCTCTTACAGGTTTATTATCAATCCACACATATTCCTCATCATCCATACATCTTGGTTTGTCAGTGATTAGATCGTGAAATTTAAACCCGTGTTTCCATAACCAAGCAAGTGTCACACCCTTATCTTTATATTCTCTTGCAGTAAAAAAAACTATTTTATTTCCTTCATCATAGAGGGTGTTGATTTGTTCTCTTGATCCTTCATATGGTTTTGCGTCTTTGTATAAATGACTATCTTCATTTTTAATGTCGTCACATACGGTTCCATCAATATCTATTAAATAAACTCTTTTTTTCATAACCTCAAATCATTTTTAGCGTTCATAGATATAATATAATCCATTAAATTACGAACTAAAGAATCCGCATCAACTTTTTTATATAACTCAGGGTATCTATCTTCAAGTATTTTGTTTTCTTCATACTCTCTACAACTTGAAAGTATATCCGACAACATTGATTTCAACATATGTTCTTTATCATATGTATCTTCAACTTTTCTTTCTAATATTTGACCTTCAAGATCTTGTGTATATTCAATAAGTTCTTGGACTTCTGGTTTTTCAAGAAGGTCAAGATTTCCACGAAATAACTGTTTTATGTTTTTCATTCCAAAAACTTTAATATTTTTTCTTTAATACCTGATTGTTTTATTCCTTCGTTGTGTGGTCGTTTACAGTGAACAAAGTTATCAAGTCCCCACAATTTCCAAGATGAACCATCTTTACCCATATTAAGATCATCAACGGCAACCCAATGTGTAACTTCAGGATGGTCATGTATCCAATTTTTTATTTCAACTGCTCGTGAATGTTCCAATTCCCACATTCCCATCCATTCGTGTTCATTAACAAAATTCTTACAGTCTTTTATGTTTGGTGTTAAATCTAATGGTTCTTTGATGTCACGAGTTTTATACATTTCTTTCATATTATCTAATGTTCCGTGTTTTTTCCAATCAGAAGATATAACTATCTCACACCCTGTTAGTTCTATGATCTCGTTTAATACTTTAACAGCCTTTTCGTCAAAACTATCCATTCGTATATCCATAGGAGTTTCGGGGTTTGAATCAAACCCTTTTTTCTTATAACGTCCACCCCAATTGTTGGATAGACATATAACTCCGTCGTGATCTAAAAATAATACTTTCATAGATACAAAGATAATAAATTTATTTATAAAAAACAAACCCCCAATAAAAATACTGGGGGTTTAATATAGTTTGGTTTCAGAGTTAAAAATGGTCAAAACAAGAGTTTTAAATTTTAACTAAATGATTTATGATGATTTGAATTTTTGAGTTTGGGACTATGCATTATCAGTATCACTTATCTTCCAACCGGATTGTCATGAAGTAAACCATAATTTTTAACCTTTCACTCAAACTATACTATTTCTGTGTTTGCGTTGAAGATATCAAGTCTATCTTGAATCTCTTCAATTTTTTCTTCTAATTCTTTTATTTTATTATTTTTTTCAACAATACTCATTTCAACCATTAAAATAATTTCTGTTGAGGAATATCTATCTCTATTTGATTTCCCTGATGTGCAATCCACTTTTTTAAGTGCTTGAATTGTTGATTTCATTTCTGCCATTAAAAATATATCTTCTAAAACAGGACCATTCGCTCTATGGATTTTTGCCTTTAATTTAGATAATTCTAAAGATGCGTCAATTACCTCATAATAAAGTGAATTTACACTATATGGTCTCTCATTTCCAAGTTCAATTGAGTTATACTCTTGCATTAACTTTGTCTTTTCAGTGATCTCCTTGATCAACTTGTTTTTTTGTTTAAGTGCTTGTTTTATATTCATAGTTCAATTATATATTTTTAATTTTTAATAATCAACATCTTTTGTTAAATTAATTTCGGTTTTTGCTAAATCACTATAAACCCAAATGTCATATCCTAATCCACCAGTACTTTTAAACTTATATTCAAAATTACCATACATACCGTAAACACCATAGATACTACCCATCCATTCGTTAAGTATTTTATTCTCGTTTGGGTGGATGGTAAATGTCATTGGTCTATAACCTTCGTCTTCCAAATCTTGTTTTGGTGGTTTAAAATCTGGTTTAATTTTTTCTGCCTTTTCAATTATTCTTTCTCTCATTTTGTTTAATCTTTCAATTTCACTTTCCATAACAAAAATTTAATCATTATTTTTTATAACTTCAACAACTTTTAAAGACCATGGATCAAAAAAATTGTCAGTTTCACATGTTTCAATTTTATTTGTAAGAGCATTAAAATAAATGTCTCCATTTTTAATTGGTTCCATTAATTTTTTAAGGTATGTTTTACCTTCATGATCAACATATAGTTTTTCGTCTCTATGTTCTTCACATAATGTATATACCCACCCATTAATTCTATGTTGTTCTCCATGTTCTCCACACACTTCACAAACCTGAAATGTTTCTCTTTCTGCCTCAACAACAAAATGAAATCCGTTTTCAGGTAGATTATCTAAAAATATACTCATACCTCCAAACTTTTCTTTTACATTAACAAAACTTTTATCCCAACCAAGAGCAATTAATGTTTCAAATAATCTTTGAACGATACCTAACCAACCGTTACCAATATTAAATTCATTTCTTTTAATAATTGGTCCTTTATCGATTCTATATGCTCTTTGAAGTCCCTCAATTTTTTCAAGGAAACTTTCAAACTCTTTGTCTGTTCTATGATTATTGTTCATTCTTATTCCCATTTTTTCTTTGGTGTCTAACAATACTTAAAGCGTTTGATAAAGTCCAATATGTGTCCCAAAAGCCACCTCTATCATCAAGGAAGATATTTGCATATAACTTTCCATTAACACCATAAGGTTTATCCCATTCAGGGTGCATTTCATTTACTCCGTGTACGACAATTCCAAGATCTTCAACTTGTTCTTTTGCCTTTTTTAATTGTTCTTTACTTCTTGCGGTATTGATTAAAAATATTATACCCTCTTTTTGACAGTCCAAAATCAAATTAGTCATTTTTTTACAGTTCTCTTTGATTTCTTCGTTGTAAGGAATGATTGTATCATCAAGATCACAAGCAATTATAATCTTACCGTTTTTCAACCATTCCTTAACCAATCTGTTTGTATAAAAATTTGCGTGATGTCTAATCATAATATATTAATTTCCAAATCCTACTTTACCTCCACCTTTAATTGTTGGTGTTTTTTTCAATCCCTCAAGGTTTTCAATTGTTTCTTCAAATGTTCTACCCATAACAATAACTGAAATTACAACTTCTTTTAAATGTGACAAAGACATTCCTTCAGTTTTTTTGATCCACTCTTCAATATCAATACCTTTTAAATCTTCATCATTTAATTTATGTTGAATGTATGCTCTTCTTATATCGGCATTTGGTAGTTCCACTTTATAACGTCTGTCAAAACGAGATGGTCTGTTTGTGATTCTATCTTGTAACTTCTCAGGGTAGTTTGTTGTTGCAATATAAACAACACCTTCAATTTGTTTTACACCATCAAGGATGTTTAATAATCTTGCCGTCTGATGTCTACCTTCACCCGCAAGCGAATCAATATCTTCTAATAAAACAATCAACGGTCTATTTGGTTCAACTTTTCTAAATGTAGCAATAAATGATGTAAACCTTTCAACATCTTCTTCATCTTTAACATTGATTACAATACCATCTTTTTCAATTATTTGTTGTGATATTAACTGAATGATACCTGACTTACCACAACCTGGTTCACCATACATCAAAATCCCTCTTTTGTGGATGTAGTTATATTTCTTATAATTGTCTGCTCTATTCCAAAAATTATCAATATCTTTTAAGATGTCTGTAATTTCATATGATGGTAAATGGTATAACTCATCTGTCTTGAATGGTTGTTTCTTAACGGTATATGTTGATAGACTACTATTCCATCCTATTTCATAAACACCAGCAGGAACCTTTGGAACCGTTGGGTATGCTGGTGCGTATTCATTATTTTTTAAATTACTCCAACAAGAAGGTACATCCGCATCAATTTTTTTATCTTCTATAGATGCTTTTAACCTACCAAACCTTCCAGTAATCACAGGTTCATCCATTCTTTCATCATCTGTGTATTCTACTTCTTCTTCAGGTACAGTATCACCGTACCCTACCGTTTCTTCAATATATTCTTCACTCATATTATTTTTTTTTAAAATTTCTTTTAATTCTCTTTTCCAATCTCTACCCATGATTCAATTTTATTCCAATCTTCTTTTTTTATTGCAACTCTTACATCATCAATTGTGATAAAAACTTCATCAATAAAAACCATAGGATCTTTTATTTTTTTTGGATCAACACTAATGGTATTGTAGTAAGTCCCTTCATTTGCAAATCTTACAAGTATATCAATCTTTTCCATTTTTACTTTCTTTAAATAATGAATAATATAATGTTAATTCTAAAAAAATAATTATCACCCTACCCCAAACACTTTTTATTAACCACCATTCAGTACAGTTAATATTCCAATAAATCATTGAGAATATCAAGTACCAAAATATGTTTGTTGTTATAAATTGTGTGATTTTTAACCCTAACGGTTTTTCTTCATTATCTAACGACATAACTATGAATTATTAAAACAATTTCCTCTACCCTTTCACCTTTCATGATGACTGCCCTATCATCTTTAATTTCTAAATCCATCATGCCAAGTTCATTTTTCATTCTTTCTGCCTGAACTTTAATTTCTTTTTTTGCTCCATCTTCAGTTTTAAAAAACCCAAAATAAGAATCACATTTTCCTGTTTTGTCACATACTCCGAATATGACTTCTCTCGCTGGTTGTATCATAATTTATTTGCTATTTGTTTAATTAATAATTCATCTTCATTTGATAATCTGTGATATGCGTTCCACAATTTACTTAGGTTATCTCTTAACTCTTTTTCTCCATTTGATTCTTCGTTACCTCTAACCATTTTTCTTATTTCAGAGTTTGGGTGTGTGTCTAATATTCCATCTTCGTACAACCATTCAGCCATATCTCTTTTATGATACTTACCCATTTGGTTGTAAACCTCATCCAAATCCACTGTTACATTTATGTAAGACATATTTTTAATTTTTTATACAAATATAGACAATCTTATTCATATTTCCAAATAAATCCACCGGCTTTTTTTGTTCTATTTGATAAGTTGGATTTAATATCACCTTTAATATTATTATCTTTCATCCAATTATAAGCATCAGTCATACAATCATATTTTTTTAAAAAATTACCATCTAAATCAAATTGTAGAACACATTTACCATTTCTTTTTTTTGCTTCTGCCCGTTTTTTAACTAATTCGTCACTTTGTTTTACACCCTTTAAAGGGCTTACATAATCTTTTGGTAAATTTTTTGGGGTTCCTTTTCTTAATCTATTTCTTTCAGATAAATCAGGTCTTGGTACGCCAATTTTTGATAATGCGGTTTTCGGATTTGGTTTTCCTTTATTGTGACTGGGTCGACCTTTATATGTTTTTGAAATTAACTTTGCAAACTCATCACGAATCCTTTCATATTGTTTTGAATTTATTTTATACCTTTTACCATTCCGATCTTGATTACACATTCCCCATAAAGCAAATTTTAATTTTTTTTCGTTAGGGTATATCTCACATAATAATAAATGTGCGATAAAATGTTCTTTTGCTGTTAATAAGATAATGTTTGGGTGTGTTTTCCATTCTCCGGTTTTTCCTTCACCACCCAAACATTTAGGTATTATATGATGAGATTCGTAATAAAAATTAGGACTTTTAATTCTTTCTTCACTCTTCGCTCTCTCTATTATCTGATTGTAAATTTTTTTGTAGTCCATAATATTTTTCCATAGCCTTTTTATTTATTTTTTCTTTGTTACGATAATAATACTCCTTAGCCCATTTTTTTTGAGCTTCTTTTTTTTCATCTTCTGTGGAATATTTTTTTAATCGTCCCATATATAATAAATATATAACTAATAGAAAAAAACTAATATAAATTAAAATTTTTTAATGTGAATCTCCAAAATTGTGTTTTTCACTTGCTATCAAATAGTCCGGATTTATACATTTTGAGACTTTATTACGAACACCTGTTACAGATTTCACAACTACACCCTCGTGTGGAACTTTAGTTCCTTCTATGAAGTTGTTCAAAACAAAACTATCTTGTATTTCTTTATTCCAAGTACCACTGTATAACAATTCAACTTGTGGTAGATCCATCACTTCAAAGTGTGCCTTTTCTCTCATATATGGTTGGTATTCACCATCAACCTCAACATCAAAACCTGCAAATTTTATATCAGTTAAACCGTATTCGTAGTTTTTCTGTATACCAGCACCATATATTTCTCCATACACTATAAAACCACTTTCAAGATATTCGTAAGTGTCTTTAACGTGTTCCCACAATTTTTCTCTTATGTTGTATTTTATCGCAACTTCTTCCCATACGTTAGTGTCGTAAAAACCTTGTGAGTCGGATCCTTTCTCAACGTTGTGACTACCTACTACATATTCAAATCCCGCCCATTGATTTCCGAAGAAAAATTTAACTCGGTCCCATAAAGACATTTTTTTCTTTCTAACTATTCCATAACGAGCATTAGTTCCATGTAACTTACGAGTTATAACGACTTGGTCCTCTTCATTAAACATGTCAGGCACATTCTTTTGATTTGGAAACTTGTAGTAAACGTGGAAGTTAGGATTTTGATGGTATTTCACTTTACGTCCACCTGAAACCAAAGTTATAACTTTTGCTGGTGGTTCATATTTAGTTATACCTAAAACCTCCATCATGTCTTGACCTTCAACAAACCCGTCTACTGACATGTTTGATTTGAAAACTTGGCTTAATGACATTATTAAACATTCTGAATAAACACCACGAAGTTTTACAGTTCTAACTCTTTGTCCTTTACGAAGGTAGTTAGTAACACCTAAACCATCAGATAATTTTTGAGGTATAACAGCATCGGTAGTTGCAACAACCACTAAATCATCAACCTTATATTCTCCTTTTTTGGTTATGGCGTTCCATCCACCAACAGTTACTAATTCTATGTTGTCAGCACCTGGTATTTCAGATACTGATCCTATTTTTCCTACGTATGCTACGCTATTTTGATTTTCCATTTTCTTTAAAATTTAAACTTGGTGTTAATAATAATGCCCATAGACATTGACCACTACCTGTAAAGTACACTGCGGATCCTACTAATCCGAAGAACCCTAAATAAATTAAACTAACTCCTAAATATTTCATAATACAAATATAATAATAATTTTTCTATTCGTCACTACCTTCTTCAAAATAATCTTTCTTCATAGATCTTGGTTCAACAAAATCCCACTTGGTATTTTCAAACTCTTCAATCCATTCTTTCAAATCTTCTCTTGTCCAAATTGGGGCAAAAGAAGGTCTGTATTGAAATGGTACATTATCTCTATTATCCCATTCATCAAGTCGTTTTGTTACATCTTCAATAAGGTTTTTAGTCTTAGTATGTTTAATCCACTCTCTGTAATCATCCTCAGATTTAATATACATAACGTCACCATAATTTTCAAACTCCATTTCAGGAAATTCTAAATTGGGGTTGTTGGTATAAACATCAACAATACCATTGTCTCCGTAATACGAATCACAAAGTTCTCTTAGAGCATATAAACTACTTGGTCTTTCTTCCCAGACACTACCAAACTGACGAACAGAACAGATATACAAATACCCATCTGTGTAGTCATATATTCTACCATTAATTTCATTTCTTAACGAGATAAGTTCGTCTATTGTTAGTTTATCTAAGTTCATAATTATTATTTAAAAGACCACTATTAATTAATTCAATTATTTCTTCGGGTGTTTCTTTTACATTAAAACCTCCGTTATTGTGTGTTGTTACTCCAACCACAGTTCGTTTTTTTGATGTGGGTTCTCCTTGATACCACATTTGACTATCCTTTACTTCATAAAAATGCCCAATTTCATTAACATTAACGTAAATAAAACTATCGTCTTTATGGGATGTTAATTTAATTATTTTCATATAATCCGTCTTTTTCGTCGTTTTTCATCATTTCAACTAACTTAACTTCTCTAACATACTTTCGTATAAGTTTGAAAATCTCTGTAATATCTGTAAATTCAGATGGTGGACTATCGTTTCTACCAGGAAGAAATATCAAAGTAAATCCGTGATTTGCCTCAAACTTTTCGGTAACTCTTATACCACAGATTTCATCAATATAAACCCAAGGAAAGTTTCCTGATAGTTTTACATCAATTCCAATTTTTTTCAATCTCTCAACAAACCTTGTGATCTTATCGCCAGTTAGTTTTGTTGCACTTTCAGTTTCCACGTAAGTTCCAAATTTAGTTTCTTTTGTTTTCATACTAGAATTTTTCCATTCTTTCCAAACATCAAAATCTTTAAGTTTTTCTAAAAACTCATTATCCATTTCTTTGGCTTGTTCAATTACTTCATAGATACATTTTCCTTCATTCTCTATTTGGTCATATAACCATTCTACTGCTGTCTGTTTTGCTTCCATAACATTCTAATTTTTTATCTTTAACATTCCACAAATCTTTTTTTCCTTCCGTCATATGACAATTGTGTTTTTTACCAGTTCTTTCAGAAAAATCAACAATCATATCGTTATGACGATTACGAATAAAGTGTGGACATTCTTTACAAGGTTTTTTCACCTTACAAAGGTAGGGAATTAAATTTGATTAAACAAATTATTTTTTGTATTTGTAGGAAGTATCTATTGGTCTTTTACCATATCTTTTTTCCATAAGTTTCTGGTGTAAGTCCCAATCTAATATAGATTCATTTGTTTGTTCTTTTTCATCAGGAAGGAGAGAATATATTTTTGATATTTTTTTCATTAAATTTGTTGAGACATAATTAAATCTTTCACACTCGTCTTTAAAAAAGTCCATTTCTCTATCTTTATATTTTGAAACGTGATTAATAAACTTTCTTCTAACCTTTTCTTTTTCTTCTCTTGGTGGATTAATTTGGCCACCAAATAAGTTTACCCCCATAAACCCACTAAACATTTGTGCCATTTTTTCAGAATGTGTATAAAAGAAATTATCAAATGTATCCACTTTAGCATTAACTAAGTTAATATAAATAAGTTCCAAAACTGATTTAATTTTTTCTTCATCATTCATAGTATCAGGATCTCCACCCGCATGACTAATTAATCCATCAATACTATCCATTTGTTCGTATAACTGCTCCATTAAATAATCATATGAAAATTCACGTATTTTTTTAAGTTCAGTAAAAACCTCATCATTTACAATAAAATCATAAAAATCTTGTTTTTTAATTCCTTTTTGGATCATTCTTGAGGCAACCTCAGTTGGTCTTACAATGTTTTCTGATTGTTGTATAAAATAACTATACCTCATAAATTCATTAATCACAGGTATTCCAAATCTTAAAGTTCCTGAAGAATAAACGTTATAATCAGCAGTTCCACCAATAAGTTCGTGTTCTTGTTTTTGTCTATGAAATCTATGCATTATTTCGTGTGACATTACAGATACTGTTTGTTCTTTATCTTTGGTAAATTCTTCATATAACTCTTCAGGTTCCCAACCTTCGGGAGATATAAAGTTTATATGTAATTCTATTGTTTGACTTTTAGCGTTAACTTGCAACATTACACCTTCGTCAAAATTAAATTCATTACCAACACCCATAGATGCAATCACCGGATATTCATATGGGAAATCTTCAACTTCTTCAACAGAAACCGCAACATTTATTTCAGTGAACGTTACATCAGATATTACTAAGTCACTATAAATTTTAAAACTATAATTTTCTTCGGTGGTATCTATTGTTTTTAATTCATCAGATACTAAATTGTATAATTCTTCACCCGCTTGTAATATTCCTTCAGGAACACCAACAGCTTCCTGTAATATTTTAAATTGATTTTCTGTTAAAATGATTTTCATATTAATAAATATATTGGTGTTGTAATTTAGCCTACAACACCAACTAATCCGTCCAAATGGTGATCACCTGACATATCAGAACCAACAGGTATTTTATCCATAATTTTTATTATTTCAGAAATACTGTATGGGTCCATTCCGTTTCCGTCCATACCAACGTCAAGTCTTTTTCCGTTACCAAATTTACGGTGTGGCGGTAAATGTACGTGCCCGTGAAGGTGGATAACACCTTTGTTAAGTCCGTTCCAACTTTGTAAAGGATAATGACATAACACAAAGTCTTGTCCTTCAATATTTGCTTCCAAATAGTGTTGAACACTTAAAAATCTTCCTTGAACAAAGTCACGGTTTCTATCTATGTGATGATCGTGATTTCCAAGTATTAAATGGATGTTGTGACAAACCAATCTTTCAAGAAAGATACCGATGTTATCAAACCCACCAAATGAAACGTCACCTAACATTATTAATGTGTCATCTTGACCAACAAAGTGGTTAATACCATCAATCAAACGTTCGTTCATCTGTTCAATAGTTTGGAAGTCACGAGTAGAATCAATAGGTACTTCACCATCTTGTGTTCTCCAATTGGTTACTCCTCGCACAATATTTTTGTGTCCGAAATGGGTATCGGATGTTATATATACTTTTCCTGTTGTTAATAATTTTCTAAAACTCATAATACAAATATACTAATATTTATTTAGATGAAAAAGTTTTTACTACTATTATTTTTTATTTTACCTTTTATTTTATTATCTCAAAAAGTATTAAGAGATAATGTCACAATTAAAACCGACATATTTCAAGTCGTTTACTCCGAAAAATTAGAACAACCACTTTCAGTAACATACACCGTTCAGTGTCCTTCAGGTTCCGCATCAAGATCAGGTATGGATTTTTTTACTTGTGATTCTGTTAAGACATCAGACAGTAAAGATTATGAAAGTAATGTTTGGGACAAGGGTCATATGGCCCCTGCGGCAGATTTTAATTGTGATAAAATAATGTTAAAGAAAACCTTTAGTTATTTAAATTGTACACTACAACATCAGGACCTAAACCGAACTACTTGGAGATTGTTGGAGGTATATGAAAGAGAATTGGCTTTAAAATATACGGTGACAGTAACCGTTACTTGTATGTTTTCTAAAACTTCAGTTGTTTTAAAATCTGGTGCAACTGTACCTGATGGGTATTATAAAAAAATCACATATAACGGTAAAACTGAAACGTATTACTTTAAAAATGAAAAACCTTCAACAACTGACTACAAAAAGTTTATTGTTAAATCTTAATCTCAAACCTGTCTTTCATCATTTGCACCTTATCTTCAGGGACATTGTGAATACTTTTATTACCATGTCTGTTTTCAACAATAATTGAAAATGTTTTATACCCATACTTTTTTGCAAGTTCAAAGTATGGTTCCATTTCCCACTCTTGTGTAAAGGTGTTTGAAACGGCAATCTTATCAACATTAACTTGAGTTCCGTCGGTTTTCATCCAAGCTTCGGTTTGTGTTCTACAATATTCGTGAGCCAATTTTATTTTACTACCATCAAAATTGTAATTACCATTACCATCAACAAAGTATTGATCAGCCTCAATGTGTATTCCACCTAATGTTTTAGCAAAAGTTGATTTTCCTGCCGAGGGTAGCCCTCTCACCAAATATAATATTTTTTCCATATAGCAAATATAATAATTTTTTTATGATTTAACACCATTTTGAATAATATCTTTAACTTCATCTTGATGATACCATTCACTTCCTGACATTATAACTTTAACACCATTTTCAATAGCATAATTAATATCTTCAGTAATTATAGCGTTAGTAACCATATGATCTTTTTGTTGATAACTTTCAGCCATCTTATGTTTAACTTCTTTAACACCATTTTGTATAACATCATCAACTTTACGATTTATACGGAGATGTCTAGCACCTGTGTCTTTTACTCCATTTTGAATAACATCGTCAACTTTACGATAATTCCACCCTAAAATATCTTTAACCCCATTTTCTATAACATCTTCATCAATGATATTATCATCCATGTCAAAGTGTCCAATATCTTTCACCCCATTTTTAATTGTCTTATCAACATTCGGTGGTTGCTGACCACCAAATTCAATCGCATTTTTAATTTCCCTACTTCTTGGGAAAACCCAAGCTGAGATTTCTTTTACCCCATTTTGAATAGTTTCGTCAACCGCACCCAATGGATACCACATTCGTGTTTGGGTGTCCTTTACCCCATTTTGAATTGTGTCTTCAACATTTATATCTCCCTCAAAATAATACGGATAACTTTCTTTCACTCCATTTTTAAGGGTATCTTCAAAATCAGGATTTAAGGATTCAAGTACGTCCTTGACATATTTTACCCCATTTTGAAGGGTGTCTTCAACGATATCCTCCAACGGACTTGAATCACCGTCAATTTCCTTTACCCCATTTTGAATGGCATTTTCAACATTGGTTGTCATAGAAAATGGATTATCTATAATTTCTTTCACTCCATTTTGAATGGCGTCTTCAACAAACATCCTTCCTTTTATAAAATCAAAGAAGGTGTGCTTTACCCCATTTTGAATTGTGTTTTCAACACCCATGTCATTCATAAAATCATCGGGTTCAGTATTTTTCACTCCATTTTGAATGGTGTCTTCAACTAAGTGTTGTACCAACTCATTTTGATATGAGGTGTCCTTTACCCCATTTTGAATGGTATCTTCAACTCGCCTGTAGTAAATCATATTTTTTTGTTTGGCGTCCTTCACCCCATTTTGAACTACGTTTTCAACTATTGAATACGGTACATTAGATGTGTCAGTAACATGTTCAATGTCTTTTTCTAAAAATCTTGATTCAAACCATTCTTTAATTATATCTTTTGACTCAACACAATCAATGCTAAGTAATTTTAATTCAGAATGAAATAGATTATAATTAAACCAAAGAGTTTTTGTGTTTGTAAATTCAATAACCCATCTTTTTTCTTCTGTGAATATTAACCACATTGATGATTTTGTTACATACTTATCGGCACCTTCAATCATGTCATCAAACATGCCATATATCAATTTTCTTATTTTAGGTGTTATTTCCATAATGGAAAGGTATGATTATATTTTTAATTAATCAAACTATTTATAATATTATCATGGAAAGACTAATTAGAAAAATATTAAAAGAGGAAAGTTTAAAACAATCTTTAAAAGATCAAATTAAAGAATTTGGTTGGAAAGATACTGCGGAATTGGTTAATGGATCCGAGAATCTAAAAAAATTATCCGGAATTAAAACACCGATAGATTTTCTTAACTTATTTAATGATCTTGATGTTGTTCAGAGTGAGGAACGACCAATATTGACTTTATTTCGATATAAAAAACATAATAATCTAATGGTTTACGATCGAAAAAAAGAGATTGTTTACCTAGACTATGATAAAATTTGGTTAGTTTTACGAGATGATTTCGGTCTTAACCTTACTGATACACAACAACTTATAAAGGAATGGTTGGGTGAGGTCTACAATTTAAGTGGAATCACAACAACAACCAATTTGGATATACAACTTCCGAGTTGGATGAGACCTATAATTTAAAAATATGAAAGAACTAATTAGAAAAATATTAAAAGAGGAAAGTTTAAAGCAAACTTTAAAAGATCGTGTTAAAGAAGATGGATGGGAATATGTTGCAGAATTGGTCGGTGATGGGGAAATTTTAGCAAGATTAGGATTTAATAATGATCCGGTTGAGTTCCTTAACTTATTTAACGACCTTGATATTGTTCAGTCAAAAGAAAAACCATATTTGACTTTATTCAGATATGAAAAAGGAAATAATATGATGATTTACGATAGAAAAAATGAATATGTTTATATAAATTATGATGTTATTTGGTCATTTTTGGGAGATGTTTTTGGTTTAAAATATGTGGAAATACAAGAACTTACACAGGAGTGGTTGAGTGAGACATACAATTTAAGGGGAATCACAACAAAATTGCTGGTAAATTACTTTGATTATCAGTTGAGTGAGGCATACAATTTAAAAATATGAAACAACTAATAAAAAAAATATTAAAAGAGGTGGAAGAAGAAAAAGAACTAACAAATCTTAAAGAAACCTTAATGGGTTATATTTCAACCGTTGGTGTTTTAGAAACAATAAAAATGGTTGGTGATATTGATATTTTTAATGAAATAGTTCCCGATTACTTTTCTAAAAAAAGTCACAAAATAGATTTAATTAATGAACTTGTTAATGCTAATGATCCTGATGGTTATATATATTTTTATGAACTAATTAATTCGGACATTTCATTAGGTCAAGTTGATTCTTATGAAAACGGTGATGGTCACACATTTGAACAATATATACTTTCAGTTGGTGATGGTTCTGTTCTGATTAGTATTTATGAGTATGATGAAGAAGGTGATATGTATGACGAATCTGTGGATAGTTATCGTGTTTCTCTTGGAAAATTACCAAATAATGAATTAAATAAAGTTTTTGAAGTATTGGTGGATTATTATTTATGAAAAACTTAATTAGAAAAATATGAAAATAATATTAACAGAAGAACAATACGATAAATTAATATCTTCTCTAACGGGAGAACCTAAAAGCAATCCGTCTTTATTTTCTAAATTTAAAAATTGGGTATCGGGTAATAGTGACAACGAGATTGGTAAAATGTTATTGAAGTCAATTGAGTCTGGAAATTATGAATTTGATGGGATTGATATTTTATATACTTTATATACTATAAAATTTTCAATAAATAATTTCCCGTTTAAAATAACAAAAGATAATGGTAGCACAAAAGATAATATATTTTCTTTATATATGCCATATGTTAAGGAAGAATTAAAAATAAATAAAAACTTATTGAAACATATTTTTGATTTAATGGCTAAAAAACATATGGACCTTAATGATTATTTTAACATGTATTTAAATGATATGATTAATTCACTATGAAAATATGAAAATAATATTAACAGAAGAACAATATAAAAGTTTAATAAATGAGAATTTATTTAAGGACACCTTAAAAGACCTTAAAATAAATACCGGAATTTTATTCACATTTGGTACAGGAATGGCCGCATTTTTAGGTCCTGTTGAAAGATTACTTACAGGATCGGGGTTTTCATTTAATTCTACAGAAATATCACTTTTAATAATTTCAGCAATTGCCAATTTAATCAATGACACAAATAAAGATAAGTTATTAGAAAAGTTAAAAGAATTAAATTTAACTGACGCTCTTGGTGGTGTTGAAAATTTAATTAAAAAATCAACGGATATAATAAGAGAAGTTGTTAAAGGTGTTTTAGGTGTTTCATATTCATTAACTGAAATACTTGGGTTTGCATTTTTATTAAACCCTGTTATGAAGATCATTGGTTCAATAATAAATGATAGAAATATCACCACTGATAATTTACAAGTATTAGTAAGTGGTGTTGTATTAGGAGGTATTGTATTTTTTATTAGAAACCTATTAAAAAAATCAAAAGATAATTTAGGTGAAAGTTTTGTAACATTAAAAGAAGATATTGAACCATCATCAAAGGCAGTTAAAAACATTTGTGATTCAAAAAAGTTCTGTAAAGCACAAGGAAAAATAACATTCGGCCAATTAAGAGAATTGGTTGAAAATGCAAAAACAAATAGATTATTTTTACACATTGGTGAAGGCGGATATAAGGCAACTCTTAGATTACTACCTTGGTTTTTTCCTCAGTTAGCAATTGCTGGTTTTACAGGTTCTTTATTAAGAGCGTTCAACAAAGTTTTTAGACCAACATTAGAAGAAACAACAGGATATAAAACATGGTGGGGTAAAACCATTATGAAGATATTCAATCTTGTTGAGGGTGAGTTAGGCACAACTGATCCTTTATCTAAAATATTTTTTATATCTGATGGTTTAATGACCATGTTAGATGACAAACTAAAAGTTAAATTTGCAAGATACATTGCAGATATTGCATCAGAAAAACCTGATGATGAAGAAGTTCCTGAGTTTTTTGTTGAAAATGAATTAAGATATTGGTTAAATGAGAAGTTCTTATTGGATCCACCTCTATCACCAAAAAACCCAACAATAGAAGATAAAGAAACTTTAGATGAAAGTTATATTAGATTAAGTGAGGACAATACTGATAACTTACTTGGTTACTTATATGAGATGGGTTTTGATAATGATGACGCATTATATCAACTAAACGACATCACAGATTTTTATGATAATTTACCTGAGACGCTAACACTTTATAGAATGGTATTTGCCGGTAGTAAAGATGAAATAGATACACAATATCCAGGTTCACATTACGCAACAAACAAAAATGATTTATTAGATAGTCACTACACTTCTTTAAGAGATTCAAGTTATGGTGATAATTGTTATGTGATAAAAGTTAAAGCACAAAAACAACTAATAGATAGTTACGAATCAATAAAGAATAACATTCTTTATCCAAACGAACAAGAGATCACATTAAAGAATAAAGGGTTTGGTGTTGATGTAATAGAAATAATGCAGGTCAATTAACCTGCATTATCAACAAATTCTAATTCGTTTGTTTTTGGATCCCAATCAACAGTTAATGGTTTGTTTCGGAATTCATATCTTTCATTTAGAACCGCCGCGTTTATAAAATGGGTGTCACCATCAAAAACATAACCATAACCACTATGGATGTGCCCACACAAGTGAATTTTTGGTTTGATTTCTTGTATTTTAGATAACAAATCTTCACAACCAACATTTTTTCCATCATATGGAACAAAATCTAATTTACCAAAAGCGGGTCCGTGAGTAACCAAGATATCAACGTCTTTTGGTATCAAGTTCCACTTCTCCATTAGTTTTTCACCACGAGGTAAATTGAATGCCCAATTATGGAATTCAGGTTGCCATGGACTACCCCATATTTTAACCATGTTATCTATATCTTCACCAACACCCATCCAATCATCTTGTAGATAATCTATGGTTTTATAACCAGTTAATAACCCTTTAAGTTTTTCGGCGTCGTCTTGAAACCCAAAGTCGTGATTACCACATATAAAGACTTTGGAGTCGTAATTATCTATTTTGTCATACCATTTGAAAAAGTTTTCAAGTTCAGTGATATATCCACGACTAGTAAGGTCTCCCGAGTGGAGCAATATATCACCGCCAGGTAAAAAACCATTAAGTTTTTCATGTTTGTTATGTGTATCTGATATAAGTGTCAACCTTTTTTTCATTTTATATTTATTTTTTATATTTACAGTTATCACCATGCCATTTACTGAAATTACCTTTTCCTGAAAGGACATCACAGTGTGGGCATTTTATTTTCATTTTACTTGGGTTATTTGTTTCGCTAAAAAGTGCCGGATGTTTATCTACAACTTCTTTTTTTTTCATAGGGTTTTTATCCCCATTTATTCTTCCTTTACTTGCTAACCCAATATTTCTTTTATGTTCTTCAGTAAATTTTTTTCCACTATTTACCCCAACTTTACCTAATTTTGATTTACGTATCTTTTCTTTATGCTCTTGCGTAAATGGTTTTCTTTTAACTCCCGTCAATACTTCGCTATGTGCCTGTGCCGCCTCCATTTTAATTCTTTCAAAAATCTTTCCAGATTTTATAATTTTTCTTTCTTGATCACTACTTTTTATTGACATCATTCTAACCGCCAATTTTAATTTTGGATTATTTTGGTAAATCTCTACAAGTAATAGGTGTATTAACCAATGTTCTTTTGCCGTTAATTTAACTAAATTTTCTTTTTTATTATTTCCACCTAAACATTTTGGGATTATGTGGTGATTCTCTCCGTAACCAATTAAAACTCTATTCTTTGCTCTGGAAATAATACTGTCGTGTATTTTTTTGTAATTCATAATGATATCTTTATTATAAATATCACGAGCATGTAAAAACAAAAAAAATTTAGTAATACAAAGATACAAATTTTATTTTAATATTTATCAATTTGTTTTTTAATTTTTTCTAATAATTCTTCTGATATATTTTCAGTTTCAGTTATTTCTTCCAATAACTCTTTTATCTCTTTTTTGGATCTTTCTTTTGATTTGTATCTGGTTTTTAATTCCACTTGATATAAATGAAAAGAAACCTCATCAACGTTTCTAAGTTTAATCAAATACTTTTCCACTCTTTGGTCAAGTTTTCTACTTCTACTTACATCAAATACTGTGGGTAACGCTTTAAATAGTTCATCTAATCTACCTTTGAGGTATTGTATTTCTCCAAATTTTGAAATGTCTTTATCTGTCATGTTAACTTATTATTTTAATTTCACTCTCTGTTTCTATTACTACTCTTGCTCCACAAGATAATAATGGTTTTTTATCTCCACTACCACAATACTTTATTGTACTCGGACCGAGTATTTCCACTTCATTACAGTACGTATTGGTCTTACCTTCCTTAATTGTTATAACAGGAAGATCGGTGTCCTTTGTTTTATTGGACCTAACGTTATGTTGATTAACGTGAATACGTTTTATACCCATCCTCTACCCGATTGTGACATCGCGTTTATTCTTTGTTGTTCTAACCAACCTAAAAATTTAAATAGTTTTTTCATAACTTTAATCTATTACATCTGCTAAATATTGTCCAGGTCCGAGTGTTACTTTTTCACAACCTTCTTGACCATCCATCTCATCCATCCAATTATCCCAATTTTTATTTAATAAATCAACAAATGCGTCGTTATTACCTCTGTCTTTATATCTTTGAATATATTCATCTTTAATGTCTCTTTCGGGATAAACTAACACATAAGGTATTCCTTTTTTAAGTAATGCGTCTCTTACGTCTTTATGTGATGATACAAGGATCTTATCTACCTTTGGATCTTGAATGTTTCTTTCAATATGGTCAATGTAGTTTGCAGGAAAGTTCTTTTTATCAAACTTTGAACTATCACTATCCAATACGTTTTTATCTGTGGTGTTGAAATAAGTTGTTTTTCCTACACCAGGGAATGCTGAATATACTTTTGTTTTCATATCTATTTTAATTGTTTTTTCCAAGTGTTCTTGAACAAATTTATCAATTTCAGAATCACCGTGTTTGTTTAACCAGTCCGAGATTATGTTGTTTTTTTTAATAATCATACTTTTTCGTATGTTAATTCAAAAATGTCAGGTTTACACGGATAAAATTCTCCCTTAATTCCTTTAATGATGTAATCCCCTTTGTCAGCAGTCATATTACCCTCAAGTGTTTCAATGACTACACCTGTAAGTGGGTGTGATTTAATTTTATCACCACAAAATTCCATTATCTTATCAAAATTTTCTTCTGTTAGTTGGATTGCTTCAATCTCAACCGGTTTTTTTCTGTATTTCATATTTCAATATTTTTTTGATCCCCGTTTGCCATAGAATACACAACATGGGTCGGATCCAATTTAAACTGTAATCCTTTTAGTTTATTTACATATTTTCTACCCATACCTGGTTTTAAATAACCGATAGTTAAATGTGGGTGGTAGTCAGGAAAAGATGTTGTGTGAGGATAATTTTTTAATTCAAAGTTCGTTTCGTGTAGGTTAGGTCCACTTGTATCAAATTTTAAAACATCGTAGTTTTCATTTTCAAATAAAGAGGGATTTGTAATTCTACAAGTCCCATAATTAAAACCACTAATAGTATCTCTAACATCTTCTTCTGTTACATCATCATGTAACCCATAAAGTAATGTTGTGTGTGGCTCGTCTTCTAAACCAAAACTTCTATCACCATCTTCGGTGTAGATATCTTCTTCATCGATTAATGAATGTAGGTTTTTGATTTCAGGAAAATCAAAATACAACATCACACATCCATAATCATACGTTTGTTTTTCGCTCATTTTATTTATTTTAATTGAATTATAACTTTATTCATATACCCCTCAAGAAGAAAAAGTTTTCTTCTAATACCAATATTATCCATATCAGCTAATAACCTCAAATAGTCGTTTAGTTCTTCAAGTAGTGTTTGTAATTCAACTTCCTTTTGAATCTCTAAGTCAGGAAATGTATTTTTAAGTGCGTTTTTATGTCTATTTGATAGTTCTTCTTTTTCTTCTGTATTTTCTTTAATAAAGCTTTCTATCTCTTCTGTTGTTGCTGTTGTGATTTCTCTATTTTTGGTAAACTTTTCAATAAACTTATTTTTTAATTTTTTTGGTATAAGTTTAGTTTTCAAAGTTAATGTTTTATCTTTATCTTCACCATTAGGTTCAAGATAAAAAGCCATATAACTATCGTGTTCTTTGGATTCACCTACTAAAAATGATGGTGATTCTCCACGACCAACTGTTTCGCAAACACCTCTAAGCAATACACCTCTTTCACCTTTTACTTTATATTCTTCTGGATTTTCCAAAACATCATCTAACAACTTATGTATATCATTTTTAAATGTTAATTCTTTATTTATTCCAGAAATATCTTGAGCCATTTCTGGATTCCAAGTTAATAAAATATGTTTTCTTGGTGTAAAATCCATCGGATCATAAATTGTTGGCCCAATTGCTGCACCATTTTTAACAGGTTTTAGTAATAAATTTGGGTCATACATTTCAGGAGTTAAACTCAAATTATACAAATAAACTTTACCTTTAAATTTTGTATCATCATATAATTTGAATGTCTGTGATGTGTGTGTTGCATCTTCTATTATCTGTGTAGGATAATCCATAAATTCAATTCCTTCACAAAACATGAATTCCTCACATTTTAATAATTCTTCTTTTAATGGTTCTAAGTCCTTTTTTAAATATTGGTCTGTCGGATATGCCAAATTATCTGCAAATCTTTCAGTTAGTAATTCTTTTAGTTTCATAATTTAATCCCCATCTTTCACTTATTTCAGTGAATTTATCGTTTATTTTTTCGTCTTTAATACCATTTAAAGATGAGAAATCATTCTCAAATTGTAAACCGTGTTCCCGGTTTGCATCCATAATTTTTTGTTTAAGAACGGAAAGTTCGTTTGAAGTATAAAATTCTGTTCCGTGATCAATAATTTTCAGTTCCACAAGAATTTTTTTGTCAAATGTTTTTATTTGGTGTACCATAATTAATTTACTCTTTATATTTGTAATTTTCAAACTTTGGTGATTTTAATCTATTTTTTATAGTTGATGTCGGTATACCAATTTGTCTCGCACCTTCACTTAAACTTTCATACTCAATATCATCAACAATAACTTTTATCATATTACCTGGTTTATTTCCCTTTAACGTTTCTGATATTTTTCGTTTATGCTCTTCACTTTTAGGTTTTGAATTTACTTCTTTTATTTTTTGAATCACTTCTGGTGTATGTGTTTTCCCTTTGAATGGGTTGTTTTCTTTCATCCATTTTGAGTGTTCCGGGTTTGGTATGCCTTTTTTTCCGTTTGGTCTACCTTTTATTGGGCTAACTTTACCTTTTCGTGGGTTAACCCAATCGGGATCGTCTCTTTTTTTTATTTTTATAATTTTAGTTCCTTTCTTCTTATTGTGTTTTGGTGATTTCATTTTTCTACTATGTTCCAATCTTATATCATCCCTTCTTGGATTATTACTTATAGTATCGCCACCATCACCACCTAACGAAATATTATAACCTTCAGTGATTGCTTTTAATTCTTTAATCCAAAATTTTTCTCTTTCATTAAGTAACTCTAGTGTGTTACAAACTTCTAAAGTTTCTTTTTTGAAGTTCACAATTCCATATTTTTTAATTGCCAGTTTTAACCTTTTACCTGAACCATAATAGTTAGGGTTATTATTTGTGTCCTTACCCACATAAAATTTTTGGTTTACTAAATTTGTTGTCTTATAAATAATCATATGGTATTACCTCCTTACCATATAAATATCTATTAAAACCAAAAAAGTTTAAATTGCCAACTCTAATTTTGAATTTATTTTAGTTATACCGTCAATACCGGTAATCTCAAAATCATCAATTGTATAGTCGTAGAAGTTTTTATTTTCCTTTAAAATTAACTTTGGTTGTGTGTCTAATGGTTCCTTGTTTAAAAGTTCTGAAACACCATCAAAATGTCTATCGTATATATGTAGATTCTGAACCAAATGACAAAACTTACCAACTTTATAACCACAATGTCCCGCAACCATCATTAAAAGTGCTGTATATTGAATTTTGTTAATATAACCAGCAACTAAATAATCATTGCTACGTTGAATTAGTGTCATATCAAGAGTTAATTCTCCGTTATTTTTTCTTACCGAGAATAGTATTTCGTATGCACAAGGAAATAATCCTTCTGTTTCAAATAAATCGTGATACTGAAACATATTGATGATATGTCTTCTACCAAACGGATCATCAATTAAACCTACCAATAATCTATCAATTAGATTGTATCTTCCGATTGTTGCACCATATCTTTGTCCAATTGTATCGTCACCAATATTCCACTCTTCCCACCAGTTAATACCCATTTCACGAGCAACTCTCAATGATGAAGTTTGTTTTTGATATATCCATAAAATTTCTTTAATACCGGTTTTAATTGCGGTATTTCTTAATGTTGGAATCGGAAACTCTTCTTTTGATATGTCATACTCTTCAAAAACTCCTGTAATAAATTTTGAATTTGCTGGTGTTCCATCCTCGTATTTTGGTCTTGGATTTTCATCCCAAGAACCTTCTTCCATAATTTTTTGGATGTTTTGAATGTAATATTTATCCGCTTTATTCATAACTTTCTATTATAATAGTTTTTTTAATTTTTATAAGTTTCGCATCATTCAACCCCATCGGAGTAGGTGAACTCACTTTACTTGGGTCATCTAATTTAAGATTCCATACTATTGCATTGACTGGATCATCATGCCAAGTTCTTTCGTAATCATTTTCTTCATTACCATAACCAAAATATTTTCCATCCTTGATTATTAACTGACCTTCCCCTTCTAACCTCCCAATTTCTTTATTCATAACTTTCTATTTTTTTATCGTTGTATTTTATTGTGATTAGTTTGGTATAAATCCATATCTAAAATAAGGTTTGCCATATGTTGCATTTGTAACTACAATCCCTTCGGATTCATTTATTTCTTTCACATCAAATTCGGATAATTCACTTCTGTTTTGTAAAGAGATAAAGATATTGTTTTCATAAGTTGCTTTTAGATTACCATTACCATCATCTATCACTTCAAGTGAATTTGGTTGGTCTTTACCACTTACAAGACATTTTCGTGTCTTTGACCAAATAACGACAGAAGGTGATTCAGTTGGTATTATTTTAGTTTGATGAACACCCTTATTGATAAACCTAGTTATCGTTTCTTGTATTGTTTCAATTTCATTCATAACTTTCTATTGTTTTATCGTTGTATGATATTGTGATTAGTTTGGTTGGGATTTTATAAGGTGTGTTATCTACATTAGTAGGAACCATCATATTAGCTAAAAGACCGTATTTTTCTTTCCATATTGGGAGGGCTATTTTATACCTTTCTTCCAAACTCAACTCTCGTTCTTCAATTTTTAATCCCCACTTTTTAGCGAACTCATCATCTGTTTTGATTTTGTTGATGAACTCTTCTTGTGTTAATAATTTTGGATGTGCGTTGTAAACAGGTCCTTCTACCGCTACAATATCTTTATTGACTTCTAAAAAAAGATTTAAACCTTTAGTTTTCTTAATAAAATTATTATAAGCCTCATCCACCAATTTTTCCTGTTCTTTACTCATAGCTTTCAATTGTTTTATCGTTGTATGTTATTGTGATTAGTTTGGTTGGAATTTGTAATCTATCAAGTTCTTTTGGTGGTGCAGATGGTGTTACACCTCTATTAATTATTGCCCAGTTTATTCTATCAATTTCACTCAACTCTCGTTCTTCAATCTTTAGTCCCCACTTTTCAGAGAACTCTGTATCTGTTTTACATTTGTTGATAAATTCATCCTTTGTTAATTTAATTTTATCCCCCATTATCCAGTAATAACCCATATAAGCCTCATTCAATAAGTCTGGTTCGTCTTTACCATAATGTTCCAATTGATTTTCGTTGAAGATATGTAATAATCCGTATTCATCCATTTCACCAATCACCCGGACTTCTCCAGCAATTGTTTCAAATACACCTACAATTGTACAAGGAAATTTATAACCTTTTGGTTTGTGAGCCTTGTCTCCCACTTTAAATTTTGTTTCTTTATTCATCTTTTATTTTATTTGTATATTGATGGTCTTGAATTAAGTCTTTGACTCAATAAAGTTTCCTTGAAACACTTAACAAATTCTTCTTTTATGTCTTCAACGACGTTATCATTACCCCACACCATTACATCTTTCTTAACTCTATCTTTCCAGTGATAGTTTGTTGGGTAGTTGTATAAAAGGAAGTTCTCCATTTCCTCCATAGTAAAGGAAAGTTCTATTTTAATTTGTTCGCTCATCTTTGTTTTATTTTAAAAATTGATTTAATTTTCATCCAAACTATTTCCGGATGATTCCGTAACCACCAAAAAAATATGTAAATTTTTTTCATCAGTCAATCATTTTATATGTTACTTCTTTTTAAATTGTTCAAACGATTCTTCATTTATTGTAAAGCTCATTACACCAAGTGCTTTAGCTACAGATATTTCAATTGCATTTTTTAGTTCTTCCTCACTATACATTCTTTCAGCTTGCCATTTAGCACCTAATTTAACACCATCACTAAATGTTAAATCTACATCATCTTTTAAACTTTGTTTGTAAAGTCCATTAGAATACTCTTCAAGTGTTTCTTGTTTAGGTTCTTCTTGTGGAATGATGATTTTTAGAGAAGAAGTAATTTCGGAAATATCACTTAAAATACCACTATGATATTTTCTAATTTCAACAAACTCACAACTTGGATTCTTAACAAACCATTCTAAGAACTCATCATCAATAGCTTGTACACCATCTGCGATTAAATCTTGGTCTGTTGTCAGGATGATTTTTTTAAATGGGGGAATATATTTTCTGTTAGCTTTATATATAGCATCACCCCATTTTATCCAATCCCCTTCTTTAATTTCTTCATCAGAAGTGATGTATAAATGATAATTCTTACAATGTCCTTTTGGTGTGTTAGTTAATCCATTAGTATAAAGTTTAATGAATGAACTCCCACCAGGTTTAGTTAACCTACTTGGTTTTTCTGTTGGTAATAAATGTATGTTTTTCATTTTATATAATTCTTACACAAAATTAAATAATATTTTTTGATTAAAAAAGTGATTTTTTAAAATATAGGGTAAACCCCTACTCCTTTTCTATTTCTATTTCAGGTTTAACCTTACTTGATTTTTTAGTTGTTTCATCATCTGTATCTTCTTCAATAACAATCTTTACCGGTTCAGGAAAAAACATATTCATACCAATTCCTAAATTTACTTCAATTACTTTTTCTTTTTTCATTTTTTTTCTTTTTTTTATCTATTAATTCTTTTAAAGTTCCCAAACATTCATCACAGAAAGGACGATTAATTCTTAATGAATCCATCTCTGATTCACAAACCAAACATTTTGGTGGATAGTTAACCATAACCTTTTTTTGTTCGTTGGTATTAATATCACCATATTTGTTTTTTAGGTACTCTCTCCATGTTTCCTGTTTTCTACCGTTTACAAAGAACCAACCGCAGTTTAGTTCAAACCATCTTACAAATCTTTTCATTTTTTCTTATTTTTATATTCTTCATAAACAAATTCTAAAATCCAATAAATAAAAACCATCAGGACCAAGAACCAACAAATAAGTAACATTTTAATTAGGAACATAAACAATATCAAAACAATAACCCAATTAAAATACCCAAACCAAAACCCGAAAGGAACACACTTAAACCAACAACAATAATTAATTTTTTTATAAGTTTAGTATCGAACAATGGTTTAGAAGTTATATTACCAAAACCTTTAATCATATTTTCAAGGTTTTTTAACGTATTTGGATCAAACATATTATTTTTCATATTAGTTTAGTATTAATTTATTATTTTCAATTAGTTTTCTTTTTTGTAAATCGATTTTATAATTTAAATCAACAATAAATGGTAATGACATCATTTTGTCGTAATCATCTTTTTCCATTTGTGTTTTAAAGTTTTCAATTAATTTTTCACAAGTGGTTAATTGTTCCCAATTTACAGAAGATTTTATAATCTTTTCAATCCATTTTTTAATTTGATACTTTTCTGTCATTTTTTATTATTTTATAATTATTCAACTTTAACCATTCTAAAAAATCAAGTACGGTCCATTCATTTGGATTCAGTTCACCTAATGGTCCATCTCCGAACTGATCAATAAATCCTTGTAAATAATCACGTTCAATTTCAAATCCACCTTCTTCACTTTTAACGATTTTAGTTCTAACCATTTCAATAGCACAAGGTTCACATTGTGTGGCTCTTTTATCTCCGTGAAATTGTTCTTTACAGGTTACACATTTACACATATAGTCACCAGGTGCAAAACCACCTATTGGGTATTTTGTTTCTTCCATTATTCCTCAATCTTATTTATGAATGATTGTCTTTTAATTCTTACCAAATCCTCAAGTGGCCAAATAACTGTATATTGATAATTGTTCCAATATTTATCAGGAGTGTTAGTCCTTAGTTGTTTTTCAAAATTCCTAATTAATCTTTTAACAGTAAATGTTTGTTGATATGTCTCGCAAGAATCAATTACCTTTTCAATCCAGTTTGATACGTCTCCGTAGTGTGTGCTTCTATTTTCCATAAGTCAAAGATACAAAACTTTTTTTAAAAAAACAAACCCCAACTTTTAGAATTGGGGTTAAATATTATTTCTCAATAGGTTTGACCATCTTTATATTAACTGTTGGTGTGTCCATCCATTGTCCGTTACACATTTTTATGGTACTCATTCCACTTTCATGTGATAATACCTGTGTTGCTTCAATTTGTGACCCATCATTTAGTATTACTAACTCATCACAAACTTTATCATTTTGGATTGAGATGTACACAAACCAACTAAATAATACAGATGTTAATATTATAAATAAAATTATAAAACTAAAATTTCTTATCATATTATTTAATGTTTAAAAATGTTCCTGATCCACCCGCAACTGTTGTAGGAAGTTTTCCGTCCCAACTTTGTGCTTTCAAATATTCAACATAAAGAGGTGTAATTTCTTTTTGTTTTAACTTCATTGCCAAGGCCAAAGCTTGTGCGTCAATTATAACTTTTGCCGAATCACCACGAGCGATTGCGATTTTTTCTTGAGCTTCAGCTTCTGCAACTAATTTACGTTGTGTCGCAGCTTGTGCTTCTTGGACCGCTTTTGTTTTACCTTCAATTGCTTGTTGTAGAGATTTTGGTGGTATAATATTAGTTCTTAACTGTGATACCTCAAACCATTTAGATAATCTTTTATTACACTCCGCAACAATTGCCGCTTCAAATTCTTCTCTTTTATTAAAGATTGCATCCACTTCCCATTTATTAGCCACGTCATTTACTGAAGAGACAATTGCGTTCATTAACCATCCTTGTTCAATTTGTTTTATATCCAATCTCAAGTTCTCAAACATATTACCAATTGCTGTTGGTTTAAGTGAGTAGTTGAATGACGGTTTAATTGTTGCTGCGAACCCACCTTTTGTAATCACAGTTTGATCCTTGTATTCAATATGTTGTTGGAATGTAGGAAACTCTAACATCTGTTCTGTCCAGGTGTTATACATTACCCAACCTGTTTTGTATTCATAACTTGACACACCTCTTTTGTCTCCAGTCAAATTAACTTTGATACCAACGTGTCCCGCATCAACTCTTTCAAGTGCAAAAGGTTGGATACTACTAATTATAATACCTAAGACAAAAATACCAATTGGTTTGAGTATCCACATTGTATTAAACATCTCTTTACTATCACCCCATCTGTCTGTTCCTGTTACATACATTCGGTCTCTTGTTGTAAATGTCACAAATCCCGCAATTACCAATCCTAAAATAAAAATTAAAGTACTAATCATTTTTTTCTTCTTTTTTAAATAATTTAATTGTTTCGTTTATTACATACATAAGGACCCCAATCAACCCAACGAAACTTAACAGTTGGAGGAACCCGTTTACTTCCCTACTGATGATATACTCACCAAATATTGATGTGGTTGTTATAAATCCAAGCCACATCAGAAACACTTTAAAAAACTTCATTTCATTTTTCATATTTTAATCGTTAATAAAAACACAATTATCAAACTCATAAACTTGTCCGGATCTTGAAGATATAACATCTAATATAATTCTATAACCGATAATGTTTATTTTTTCAGCTTTAAACTCTTCACCTTTTTTTGGTACTTTAATCTTAAATGGTTTATCAAATACTATCCCTTGTCTATATGATATTCTTTTAACCGTATCGGTCCATGTTGATAACCCGTATTTTCCATTATACCTAAACTTTCTACCGACAAAACTTGGAATATCGAAACTTTCATTTTGATCATCTTTCGATAATGGATTTTTTTCTCCTGTCAGTTCTTCATAATACGGATTAAGTTCTCCGGTCTGTGGATCGTGTGTTGGTATTGTTTTCATTATTACTTATTATAAAGTACGTAAAGTCTTTGAGCAATTTCTTTTAATTGTAATTCTAATT